GGTTGTCGTTGTCACCGTCAGTGTAGGATGCCAAGGCTTGCGGGAACTGCTGCACCCACGCCATGACTGACGCGTCGATGTTGTTGTTGACTGCCCACTCAAGCCACTGGTCGCTGTCTGGTTTCTTAACGACAATCTCGACAATACGATTGCGGGTATGCGCCTTCATGTTGTCACCCACCCCATCGGTCACAAGGTTACCAGTAGCAAAGATGATGGAACGGTCCTCGTCATCCTCGACACCCTCGTCAATGAACAAGTCGCCAAGGCGCGGAGCCGTAATCTCTAGCAACGGGTGAAGCATATTCTTGATAGGCTCTGCACCCTTGGTGAACTCGTCAAGCATGATGATAACGGGCTTGCCCTCGTGTAGTCGGAAGCGAGCGTTGGGATAATAGCGCGTCACCTTATTGTCGTGGTCGATAATGGGCATGGCAATGTCGCCTAAGTCCATATTCGGCACATCCATATAGGCTGCGTTGTGGGTGGATGCCTTAGCCTTGGCGATGATTGAAAGCATGGTAGACTTACCAATCCCGGGCTCACCGCGAACGAGGAACCGAACCTTCGGGTTGGACATGATAAGCTGCGCTGCTTGCGCAAGGGATACGGTTGAACCAAAGTTAATCGTAGTCATAATAGTTTGCTCCTATTGTGTTGCACCTAACAGTGTTAGGTAGTCTTACTGGGTTACTAACCGATTGCACTTGTCCACCCAGTTTTTAATGTATAGCACACTAAAGAGGGTGGGTCAACACATACCAGTCCTCGGCTCGACTGGTAGGTAACATTGTTAGGTAGGGGCGTTAGCCCCCACCCTTATACTGCACTGAAGAACCTAGCGTAGCGGTCAGCGCGCAGCACACCATCGCGTGATTGCGTCTTGAAGAATAGTGCGTCGCGGTGGTGGATGCTAAGTGTCCGTTCCCATGCCAGACGCCATTCGTTTATGTAGCGCGCCTCTGCGTTGCCGCCCCAATAGCCGCCCACGCTAGACGATACCCATAGCATAGCCTTATACATATCTTCAGGTTCGCTGCTCTCAAGCAAGTCGAAGAACCGTGCGCGATACTTAGCGTGCCGCTCAACGTCACCGTAGGAATACTGCGGACATAGGCTAACGTCCCTGTTCGCGTGTTCCTTATCAACACTAAGGTCTAATAGCGCACGCAGCTCTGATGGCAGCATATTCGGAACGCGTCCGTCTGTCAGCTTAGCCATGTTCTCGACGTATGAGCGGAACACCTTATACTTGGCGGTGATGTCCTTCGATGCCTGTCGGTCCTTGGTATGCGTCTCAACAGGTGTCGGGTTAAGGAACGTAGGCGCACCGCCATGCTTCTGCACGATGAACAACGCCTCACGATGCTCACCCCGCCAGCTATCCTTGGGGCTGGATATCGGGAACCAGCCTCTTACTTCTGCACCATCCTGATACGTCTTGGCTTGCACCCAAGTCCGATTGTGCTTGCGCTGTAGGTTCATGCCTAAGACACGCTGAACGCGCTCACGACACGCCGCACCCATGTATGTCTTGATGCCTACACTCCCGTCAGTGTAGAACTTAACGAGCGGCTTCTCCTTGTTGTAAAGGTAGCCCACGTTGATTGACTTGTCGCTGTCCTGCCAGATAGCAAAGAACTTCTGGTCGCGCCTACCCGCTGGCTTGGTTCTGTCCTTGTCGCCCCTGATTGGGGTAACATTGTTATAGTGCGTCAGCGCATCTGCGTAGCAGTAAAGGCGCGGCAGTGCGTAATATGTGGTATGGTTTAACATTAGTTTGCTCCTTCGTTTAGCTTGTTAGTTGTATCGGTTTGCTCTCTTTAGGCGCTCGGCCAGCACCCGTTCGAGTTCCGTTATAGCTACGCTGTTTTTAGCGTAGGCAACTAGTTCTTCGTCTGTCATCATCCGATAATAGTTGCGGTCTTTGGTTAGTTGCTTTGTCTCGGTCATCTCAACTCTCCTTGCTCTTGCCTGATGCTTCGGCGTCGATAGCCTTAGCGAATACGCGTATGGCTTGCATGCCGCGCTCTAAATCTTCCATATGGTTCAATGCCTTACGCAATATGCGCTTGTCATCCTCGCCCTCAATCTCATCGCGTAGCAGACGTAGCTGCACTTTATCTTCGCGGTTCATTCTGTTTCTCCGTTGTTTCTAAAGCTGTCGGCCATGATGCGCCGTGCTACTGTTGTGTCGAACGGTGTAATCCCGTCATCATCGACTGGCTGGCCGCAATAGCCTTCCCCTGCAAAGTCCACGCCGCAATGTGCGCAGGGCTGGTTCTTGATGGTTGGTCGTCCGCTTGGGCAGTTTGTAAGTATCAACCGTCCCCGTGCCAGCGCCATTAGGTCACGCGTGATGCGCTCCTCGCTTGGTGTATTGTATTCACCTAACATTGTTATGCTCCTTGTAGTTTAACTCGTTGCGTAAGAAGAACTCGCGGTATCCGCTCTGGCCACGGCGCAAGCCGTATTCGGTTATCGCTTTGCTTAGCTGTGGTTCGAGGACGCGTAGCCGTGCGCGGAGTTGCGTCACCGTGTGTAATAGTCTGACAGTATCCCTGTCTGCTGCGTCATCCTCTCGGCCAGCAAGCACTGTGCTTACGTTTACCCTCTCAATGAACTGTGTCATCGTGTTGCTCCTTCTCGTTGTTGTATTCGTAGTCGTGTTCCTGTTCGAGGCGCATTGCGTCGCGTATTTCTTCGATGTGTTCCGTTACGACCACCACCTCACACATAGTCACGAACGCCTCGTAGTCCGTCTGCCTAGCTAGGAACATAAAGCCCAAGGCTAGATTTTCTCGTAGCCAACTAATCATATCGTTTCTCCTTCACTCGAATAAGATGCTGCGCTCGACGAACAGTCGTCGGTCGGAATAGCTGCTACACTCCCGCTCAACGTCATCGTCTTCCTCTCCGACACGCACGAACTCATACTGCGCACGGTGGTCACGCTCGTCGCTACGGAATACCTCGCTGAACTTCTCGAAGGCATTGCTAACATTGTTAGGGTGCTGATACCCGTCATACCATTTCACGTCGTCATAGCGGAGCAGGATGTGGTCATCGCCGTAGGTAATCTCTGCGCACCACTCGTCCTTAGCTTCCTTGACGGGGTAATTCTCGTCGAACCATAGCTTGAGCATGGAGAACGGGATGGGGAAGTTGTTGGGTGTGTTGTCGTTGGCCTCGGTGATTGTCTCGCTGCACCCATGCGTTAGGTAGAACACAATCTTAACCTCTGAACGATAGCCCATGTCATTTCCCCTTTATGGTGGCGTGGATAGCCCACACGGAAAAGATTAGCACCGACACAAAGAATATCTCGGCTAATGCGTGTAGTATCTGGTTAGTCACGGAATATCTCCTCTGCTTCTCGTGTGTCGTAGTATATGTCACTGCGTTCGTAAGTGCTCGTCGTGCGTGGGTAGTAGCCCAGTATCTCTGCGGTAACGCCTTTGGTGATGAACAGTTCGAGCCTAGTGTGCAGCGTGTGCGTATCGGCGTTTAAGTCACCGATAAAGTTCTCGTCACCCTCCCTGCGCCTGATTAGCATCATGCCATGTGTGTCGTAGTCCTCACTCATCGAGTTGTTCCTCTGCTGCTACCCGTGCAAGTTCCATTGCGAACTCAATGCACAGTTCCCGTGTGGCGTCGCCTAGTCTGCGCTCGTCCATCCAGCGTATCATATGCTTGGCCCGCGCTCTGGCTTTGGATGCCTGTGTTACCGCCTGTTCTGATTTACCTAACATTGTTATGTCTCCTTGTGTCTCGACTGGCCATGTGTAGCCAAAGTCCTTGATAAGTATGTCACGCACCGCCTCACGGTCCATGCTGTCGCCCTCGAACGGCGCATCCAGATGCTTCTTGTATTCCTTGGTCGCTGCCTTCACGTCGGTCAGCGTCGCGTTCATCGGGTAAAGGCCACCCTTGCCATAAAAGCTAAGCACATATGTGTAGAACTCATCCATCTTCATTATCCTTCCTCCTCATCTTCGATTGTAGTCGCTTGCTCGTGCAGCATCTTGGCTTGGTAGTCACCGCGTGAAGCCATCTCGTCTAGGTATGGTATCACTGCCTCAATGAAGTCGAACGCCTTTGATAGCTTGTTCCAGTCGCTCATTGGTCTTGCTCCTTGTCGTTCCACTGCTCGCAGCTACTGCACTGCCATTGCGTTGGCATCGCTGCCATTGGGTCGCACCCTTCCCCGCAACACTCGCATGGTGCGTAGCTACAGTCGTATTCTATGAAGGCGGGGCTTAGTGGTATGTCGTAGAACTGATACCCTTCGGCTTCCATCTGCTCACGTAGTGCGGAGCCTTTGGCGAATAGTGCTGCGTTGCTATACATCTCCTTGCTCCTTTGTATACTCGTCGATGGTTTCGGTGTTTTGGCGCGCCCACTCTATGTTGATTGCTTCGGTCACTTCTTCGATGATGTAGGTCAATGTGCTCACCATTTCGTCACGCGACTCGCGCTCTTCTAAGCCATATTGGGCAACCATTCTAATGCGCTTCAATGCGGCTAATAATTCCTTGTTCATGATGTCGTCCTCTTCGGGTTGAGTTGCGCTAGGTCTGCGCGGTTGGTGATGAGCATATAGTTGCTCTTGTTGAGTGGTGCGGAACAGTAAGTGACTTGCTTAGCTTGGTAGTCACCGCATGATAGGCACGTATGGTAGCCTAAGCGGAACCGCTCGACACTGAACGGCTCGTGGCACTCTCTGCATAATACTTGGGTCATTGGTCTTGCTCCTCATCTAACATTGTTAGCTACGCCGCCGTGTTTGGCGATGACATCCACGAGAACTTGCACTGGCACATAGCCATATACCGTATCGGTTGGATGTTCTGCGTCCTCGGCATATGGCATGAGCAGTGGCTCGGCCTCGGATGGGTAGCCAATCTCGTAGTTGTTATAGATAGCCAGCCCCGTGATACGAGGTGAGCAGTAGTGGTATGCACTGCCTTGCACCGACATGGTGAAACCATCGGCGCACTTGATGGGTGCGTTGAACATCATATTACTTACTCCTTGTGTGCAGGTTGTTGGCGGCGAGGTATAATGCACGTTCGAGTGAGCAATGCTCTGTGATAGGGCCGCGTGGTGTCATGATGGTTGTTGGTATCATACGCTTGGGCCAGCCCTCTGCGTGTCCCGCATTGTAATAGAACATCAAGTCTAGGGCGACTTGGCCGACTCGCGCAGCGCGAGCGTTGATAGCGTCAGCATAGCCAAGATTATATGCGGTCTGTTGGTCTGTCTTACTCATTGTGTCCTCCGACTGATTGCCACCTAACATTGTTAGGCTTGGGTTTGCATCGGTTATGACGTCCGTCATGTGTTTTACCGATTTTTATACACTAGCAGATAAAAGAGGGTGATGCAATAGCTACCAATCGAGGGCAGTATGGAATGTAAGGGAATTATGGGTAATGTAAGAGCCGTGTAAGAATACCCTCTTACAGGTTGGGAAGGCTGGAGAGGCGCGAAAATGCTGGTGTCTCTCTATATATATTTATAATAATTTTGTATTGTAGTATTGTAAGCACATTTTGAAAGTATAGCAGCTACCTTCGCCTCTTGCTCTGTGTGTGCGTTGTGCGTTGTGCGTTTCTGCATAGAGGCCTTGCTTGTCATTTCCCGCTCTGTAATCTGAAAAAACTCTTACAGCTTACAACCCGCAGTAATCCTCACTTTTTTTCTTACATTACTTCTTACGCGTAAGAGTTTTTTTCTTACAACGCTTTCCGCCCTTCCTTCCGTCCATCGTGGCTTGGGTCGAACTATCACCTATACTATCAGCGTAGCACTGTCATAGCGAAGGGCCGAACGGTTTCCCGTCCAGCCCCAAGCGGTAGGCCAGCCTAACATTGTTAGGCTGGCCATTGTTGCCTACTTCACCAAGCGCACATCGAACTTGAGGCGCTTTTTCATGAGAGCCGCGAAATCATCGGCCAGCGCGACCAATTCGGGGTTGTCGCTTTTCGCCATGCGCTTCCAGTAGCGGGTGCCTTCCTCGACCGCAAAGAGCATATCAGACCGCTTGGCAGGATTAGCGCCTTCGCCAGTGCCTTCGCCTTCGGGCAACGGTGAACCGTCAGCCATAGTTTTGCCATTAGGTGCAAGGCCAGCGCGAAGGTTGCGACCATAGTCGCGGATGTCCTTATACGCTTTGGAAGGGTTGCTATGGCCAGCGCGCTTGAAGCCAGCCAGCACGAGCGTCTTATGTGGTGCAAGCGTCTTGGCGTCATCCGACACTTCCTGATGCTCAACATCAAACCATGCGTTAGGCATTAGGTCGTTAAGCTTGGCAGCAATGCGGATGTTAGCGCCGTAAACGGTTTTGGTATCTTCGACCATTTTATCAACAAGCGCGATGAGCGTTTCATTGGTCACGTTGATGTCAACAGTCTCACCCTTAACAATAATGGTAGTCATAAATAAACGTCCTTCATAATGTGCGCCAAGTCCGGCGCGGTGGGTATCGGTTCGTCCCGATGATTTGCTTAGACCAGATTATTTCGGGTAATGCAATAAAAAAATGAACCTACCTCACAATGTTAGGTAATGTTCCCCGTTTGTTCTGGGGGTGGGGTGAAAGTGGGGTGGGGTATAGTAAAATAACGCGCGCCCGCGCGACCCACGCACCCGCGACCCCCCGCTGTGGCGTTGGGACTCCGCCGCTCCCGTATACATAGTAATCTGCACAGTCTGGCAGGTGCATTTTAAAAAACCTGTGTCACTACCCCGAAATACCCCATTTGGGGTAACCCCCCTACCCTCTTTTCAAATCAAGACCCCCCACCCCCATATTTTTTGCCATCCAGCGTCCGTCCGGCACGCATTATAGGAAGACCCCCCGTCGATGGTACCTTGTATTATTTCTGAAACTTATGTGGTATACCCCCCACCCATGCCTTTTTCGGATATAGAAAAGCGTAGGGAAGCGAGCCGCAGGCATTACGCGAAGCATCGTGACAGGGTTATTGCCAGCGCAAAGAAGAACAGTAAGATAGCCCGGAACCGTATCCGTACACACATAAATACACACTTGAGGGCACACCCTTGCGTAGATTGCGGGGAAACGGATATAATAGTCTTAGAATTTGACCACATAGGCGACGACAAGCATTTCTCCATATCAGATGCCGTCCGGCACGGGTACAGCATGACAAAGCTGAAGAACGAGATAGCTAAGTGCGAGGTACGCTGCGCTAACTGCCACCGGAAGAAGACCTACGAGCGTGGTGGTTGGACACATAAAGATTAACGCTTTCCTTTCTCTCGCTGCGCTGCTATACGCCCCCGCAGCAACCCTCCTACAAGCGGAGCTTACAACACGTGACCGTCGTCAAGATAGAACCTACCCGGGAACACAAAGTCCCATTCGACCTGTCGCCAGAGCAACCCAAGACGTTTGTCGATGAAATACAGGTGGCCGGTGCCACTGCAGAGCTGCTCGTAGAACTAGGTGCGTCCATCGAGGTGGACGAAGATACTGCGGAGCGCGAGAAGCGGCTCCTCGAAGCAGTGGTCAAGAAGCAGGACAGAGAACCCTTACAAAACCTGAATACCGCGTATGCGGCGTCGTCCTTCCTGCGTGCCTATGGACAGCAGATGGCATTTGATGCAGCGCAAGCGCGGTCTGCAATCACCATGAAGCTTATGGAAATAGCTGATTGTGGGGATATTAAGTTTGAACTTAAAGCATTGGAATTGCTAGGCAAACACTCAGACATCGGGTTGTTCACAGAACGCAGCGAGATAACGGTCAACTACAACACGTCCGCAGACCTAGAGAGCGCCATTAAGGAACGTGTCAAACGGTTACTGCATGCAGACCTCATAGACGTGACGCCCATCGGCGTGGACCTAGATATTGAGCTAGGTGTCGCACGTCCGGAGCCTAAATCGTCACTACTAGGTGAGCTAGACGATATGGAAGAAGCACAGTTGGCTGATATGGAAGACACAGAGTAATGGCCGCTAACCCGCTCGACAACATCTCGCTTAAGGATATACCGACTATCCTCCCGGGACTGTCGGCGCAGGACCAGCAGGTGCTACTCGCGCAGTTAGACAAGCTTGAGAAGCTCAAGGCCAAGGAGTTGGCCCACAAGAAGTTCATGAAGTTCGTTACGGAAGTCTGGCCGTCATTCATAGGAGGACGACATCATGCAAAAATGGCAGATGCCTTCGAACGTGTTGCTCGTGGTGAGCTCAAACGGCTCATTATTAACATGCCTCCGCGACACACGAAGTCGGAGTTCGCCTCTTACCTGCTCCCTGCATGGTTCCTCGGACTCAACCCCGGTAAAAAGATTATCCAATGTTCCCATACGGGTGAGCTCGCTGTAGGCTTCGGACGTAAAGTTCGTAACTTGGTTGACACAGAAGTATACCATGAGTTATTTCCTGACTTGAAGCTAGCCGCAGACTCAAAAGCTGCCGGTCGGTGGAATACATCGAAAGGGGGTGATTACTTCGCTATCGGTGTGGGCGGTGCGGTTACCGGTAAAGGTGCCGACGTGCTCATCATTGATGACCCGCACTCAGAGCAGGAAGCTGCGCTGGCGGAAATCAACCCTGACATATACGATAAGACTTACGAGTGGTACACATCCGGGCCACGTCAGCGTCTCCAGCCGGGCGGCGCTATTATAGTTGTTATGACGCGCTGGTCGAAACGTGACTTGACCGGGCAGATACTTAAGGATGCGGCTGCTAACGACAGCCTCGACGAGTGGGAAGTCGTTGAGTTTCCGGCTATCCTGCCTAGCGGCAAGCCGCTGTGGCCTGAGTTCTGGGAGTTAGACGAGCTTGAGAAAGTCAAGCGCGACGTCCCTAATAGTAAGTGGATGGCGCAGTACCAGCAGAACCCCATCTCTGAAAGCGCGGCTATCGTGAAGCGTGAGTGGTGGCAGGAGTGGGAAAGCGACATACCGCCACAGTGCGACTTTATCCTACAAAGCTGGGATACGGCGTTCGAGAAGAGCAGCCGTGCCGACTATAGTGCATGTACTACGTGGGGTATATTCTACCACCCGGACGACAGCGGTATTACGCAGGCTAACATCATCCTCCTTAATGCTATCCGCGACCGCATGGAGTTCCCAGAGCTTAAACGCGTGGCCGTCGAAGAGTATAAAGAGTGGCAACCAGACGGTATCATCATAGAAAAGAAGGCGTCGGGTGCTCCGCTCATATATGAGATGCGAGCCATGGGCATACCAGTGCAAGAGTTCACCCCGACGCGGGGTAATGACAAGATAAGCCGGTTGAACGGCGTTGCAGATATATTTGCATCAGGCCGGGTATGGGCACCAGCGACTCGTTGGGCGGAAGAAGTTATTGACGAAGTGGCAGAATTCCCTGCTGGTTCAAACGATGACTACGTCGATACTGTGTCTATGGCTATGCATAGGTTCCGGCGTGGCGGGTACGTTACTACTAATCTAGACGAACCGGAAGATATCGTGTACTTCAAGTCAAATCGCAATCAGGGGTATTACTAATGGTCAAGGCTTTATTTCCTATCGGCAAAACTCAGTGGGCTAAATGGTCTGATGACCAGCGCACAGCTTTTAACGAAGCGCGTGCAGGCGGTGTGTCTCACGAAGATGCCATCAAAGAGGCTAGTCGTAGCGGATGGGCCACGATTGTCGGAGACGTAATAGAGGTAGTGATACCGTCCGTGGTATCAGCAGTCAAAACTGTAGCCAAAGCTACGCCTCAGAAGAAGGTTAAGTAAATGGATATTGATAAAGCACTTAACCAAGCCCCGCTTGGCCTAGCCGTAGCGGAAATGGACGACGGCCCGGACATCGAGATTGAGATTGACCTTTCTGACGAGGACGACGCCGAACCTGAAGAGGAACGGGAGAGCGACTTTAACGACAACCTAGCCGAAGACATGGACGAGAGCGTGCTTACAGAGCTTGCTGGCGATCTACTTGGTGAGTTTGACGAAGATATTAGCAGCCGCAAGGACTGGATACAGACATACGTAGATGGCCTTGAGCTGTTGGGTATGAAGGTCGAGGACCGTACAGAACCTTGGCCCGGCGCATGCGGTGTGCATCACCCACTGCTGGCTGAAGCTGTAGTTAAGTTCCAAGCCGAGACTATGAGCGAGACATTCCCAGCCCAAGGGCCGGTGCGTACGCAGATTATCGGCAAAGAGACTACAGAGAAGAAGGACGCCGCTGCCCGCGTCCAAGAAGATATGAATTATCAGTTGACCGATGTGATGGTCGAATATCGCCCTGAACACGAACGCATGCTGTGGGGGTTGGGCCTCGCAGGAAACGCGTTCAAGAAGGTGTACTACGACCCATCACTCGGTCGTCAAGTCGCTATGTACGTCGCTGCAGAAGATGTAGTCGTACCCTATGGCGCGTCCAGCTTGGAAGTCGCTGAACGCGTCACCCATGTAATGCGGAAGACCCCGAACGAGCTTAAAAAGCTCCAAGCAAATGGGTTTTACCGTGAAGTAGACCTACCAGACCCCGTCAACTCGATGGATGAAGTAGAGCAGAAGATTTCGGAACAGCTTGGTTTCCGTGCAGAGACCGATGACCGGTACAAACTGCTAGAAATGCACGTAGATTTAGTCATTGAAGACGACGATTATCGTGATGACACCGAAAACGACCTCCAAATAGCGCTTCCATACGTTATTACTATTGATAAAGAGACCGAAACGGTCCTTTCTATTCGCCGGAATTGGAACCCTGATGATAAAAAGAAACTTAAGCGCAATCATTTCGTACATTACTCGTATGTACCGGGCTTTGGCTTCTACGCTTTTGGCCTTATTCACCTTATTGGTGCTTTTGCTAAGTCTGGCACCAGTCTTATTCGTCAGCTTGTTGATGCTGGTACTTTATCTAACCTTCCGGGTGGCTTTAAAACTAAAGGTCTTAGAGTTAAAGGCGACGATACACCCATAAGCCCCGCCGAATGGCGCGATGTGGACGTAGCCAGCGGTACAATGCGTGATAACATCATGCCGTTGCCCTACAAGGAGCCAAGCCAAGTACTCTACAGCCTTTTGGGCACCATCGTAGACGAAGGTCGTCGTTTTGCTGGTGCGGCAGATATGCAGGTCTCAGATATGTCTGGGCAAGCACCTGTAGGTACCACGCTGGCTATTCTTGAGCGTACGTTGAAGATGATGAGTGCCGTACAGGCACGCGTACACTACGCCATGAAGCGTGAGTTCCAGCTTCTTAAGGGTATCATCCGCGACTACACACCCGATGTGTATAGCTACGAGCCAGAAGAAGGCGGTCGTCGGGCTAAGAAGTCTGACTACGACAACGTAGAAGTTATCCCAGTATCTGACCCTAACGCTGCGACAATGGCGCAGAAGATTGTTCAGTATCAGGCTGTTATCCAGTTGGCACAGGGCGCGCCGCAAATCTACGACCTGCCCTACCTACACCGTCAGATGCTTGAGGTGTTGGGTATTAAAAACGCGCAGAAGCTCGTCCCGCTTAAGGACGGAGATGATATGAAGCCGCGTGACCCTGTGTCAGAAAATATGGATGTCATCAACGGCAAGCCGGTCAAAGCGTTTATCTACCAAGACCACGAAGCACATATCGCCGTGCACACGGCTGCTATGCAAGACCCTAAGATTATGCAGCTTGTGGGCCAAAACCCTAACGCACAGTCGATGATGTCTTCTATGCAGGCGCACATCGCGGAACACCTTGCATTTGAATACCGTAAAAAGGTCGAAGAGCAGGCCGGTGTACCTCTGCCCCCACCAAATGCAGAAATGGACGAGAATACCGAGTTGGCTGTCTCTCGTTTGGCTGCAGCCGCAGCACAACAGCTGCTTCAGAAGAACCAAGCCGAAGCCCAACAGCAGCAGAACCAGCAAATGCAGCAAGACCCTATCGTCCAGATGCAGCAGAAAGAGCTGGAAATTAAGCAGGGCGAGCTTCAGATTAAGCAAGGTGAGCTTGAGCTTAAGAAACAAAGGCTTCAGGTTGACGCCGCCGAAAAGAACGACCGACTCGAACTCGAACAAATGCGTATCGAGTCACAAGAAGAGATAGCTGGCCTAAACGTCGGCGCAAAACTTGCCACTTCCAAAAGTCAAATGGAAGCCAAGCAGGAAGCAGAAGGACTCCGCATGGGTATAGAAGTCGCCCGTGAAGCACTGCAGAAAGAACAACCCGTTCCCAACCAAGCGAAGCCCAAGGAGAATGAATGACAAACGAAGTACTAATATACCTGTCAAAAAAGGTACAAGATGAGATTGACGTAATTAGCGGCGACCTCGCCCGTGGCACTGCAAAGGACCATGGGGAATATAAATATGCCTGCGGCATTATTCGCGGGCTTATGTTAGCAAACGGTTTCATCGCTGAAACCGCACAAAGAATGGAACATGACGATGACTGAGGACAATACTCTGCCCGTACTACCAGAGATTTTTCTGGCTACGGACGTAAACAACATTGCGGACGCCACTGTGCTGCCCGACACTGACGAGAAGAAAGCTAAGCAACTCCCTGACCCGTCAGGCTATCGCATACTGTGCGCTATCCCTGAAGCCGAAGAGAAAACCGCTGGCGGTATCTTCAAGGCGGACTCCACCAAGCAGTTCGAAGAACTCAGTACCCCAGTGCTTATGGTGCTTAAGATGGGCCCAGACTGCTACAAGGACGAGAAACGCTTCCCGTCCGGCCCATGGTGCCAAGAAGGTGACTTCATCCTTACCCGCCCGCATGCAGGTAGCCGTGTGAAAATTCACGGACGCGAGTTCCGCCTCATCAACGACGACAGTGTCGAAGGTGTTGTAGAAGACCCACGGGGCATTTCCCGCGCTTAACGGACGTAACCCGTACAAGGAGAATGACATGACTATGCAGAATGATGACTTCGACGATTTTTCGTTCGAAATCGAAGACGAAACCCCCGTTTCTGAGGCTAATACGCCCGAAATCGAGATAGAAGATGATACCCCCGAGGCAGACCGTGGCCGTGAGCCGATGCCAAAGGAACTTGTCGAAGAGCTAGAAGCTGATGAGCTTGAAGACTATTCTGACAAGGTAAAGACACGTCTGAAGCAGATGAAGAAAGTCTGGCATGACGAACGTCGTGAAAAAGAACGCGAGATGCGCGAAAAGACAGAAGCTCTTTCCGTTGCGCAACGTATACTTGAAGAAAACCGCAGGTTAAAAAGTACGCTAGCACAGGGCGAACAGTCCTTGATGGGTAGCTATAAGCAAACTGCGGATTTTGAGCTAAGTGAAGCACGTCGTGAGTACCGTGATGCTTACGAAGCTGGTGATACTGACCGTGTTATTGAAGCCCAAGAAAAGCTAAATAAGGCGTCGTACAAGATACAACAGCTCGAAAACTATATTCCTACTTTACAAGAGGAGTATAACGAGGTAGACACACCACAACAGCAGGTGCAAATTCCGAAACCTGACTCTAAAACTATGGCGTGGCAAGAGCGCAATACGTGGTGGGGTACTGACCCGGAGATGACCGCATCGGCTCTTGGGCTTCATCAGAGGCTCATAAATGAACGTGGCCCGCAGTTTGCAGGCACCGACGAATATTGGGGCGTCATAGACAAAACTATGCGTCGTCGCTTCTCCGAGTACTTCGGAGATGAAATGGATTACGGTGACACCAAACCCGCTGCACGCGAGCAAAAAGCGTCGTCGGTCGTTGCTCCAGCCTCACGTACACGGTCCCCCAAGAAGATTGTGTTGAACAAGACTCAGGTTTCAATCGCAAGACGACTGGGTTTAACCAACGAGCAATATGCTCGTGAAGTAGTGAAGATGGAGAAATAAGATGGCTAATTTGATTGACGCAATTGATGACAAGGCAGGCGCAACCCGCGCTCCCCGTGAAACTCGTGCAGAAGCAGAACGTCCCAAAGTATGGCAACCGGCTTCGGTCTTGCCAGAACCGGACAAGCAAGCTGGATATGTGTACCGTTGGGTACGCGTGTCCTCGATGGGTAAGAATGATGCCCCCAACGTCTCGTCCAAAATGCGAGAAGGCTGGGAGCCAGTGGCCATCGAGGAACAACCCCAGTTTCAAATGCTGGTGGACCCGGACAGCCGTTTCAAAAACAACATCGAAGTCGCAGGACTGTTGTTGTGCAAGG